CTATACAAAAATATAAGGATGAGTTATCTATAAATGGTGATTTGTCCTATCTTAATTTAGATTGGAAACCAGTTCCAATTATATCTAAATTTGTAGATATAGTGGTAAATGGTATAGCTGAAAGAACTTATGATATAAAAGCGTTTTCGCAAGATCCTTATGGTGTAGCGAAAAGAACTAAGTACATGGAGTCTATACTCTCTGACATGAGAACAAAGGAGTTGAATGATTTTTCACAACAAGCTTTTGGGATAACATTAGCTGAGAATGATCCAGAAACATTACCAGAAACAGAAGAAGAATTAGAACTTCACATGCAATTAACATATAAGCAGTCTGTGGAATTAGCAGAAGAACAAGCTCTAAATGTTTTGATGGAGGGTAATAATTACGAATTAATCAAGAAAAGATTTTACTATGATTTAACCGTTTTAGGTATAGGTGCTGTAAAAACTTGTTTTAATACTTCTGAAGGAGTTACTATAGATTATGTAGATCCTGCTAATTTAGTTTATTCATATACAGATTCTCCTTATTTTGATGATATATATTACGCTGGTGAAGTAAAATCTATTCCAGTAAATGAATTAGCTAAACAATTCCCTCATTTAACAGAAATTGAACTTGAGGATATAATGAAGAATAAATCTAACAATAGATCTAACCACAACAATATACATTCTACAGATAAAGAAGATAATAATACTATTCAAGTTTTGTACTTTAATTATAAAACTTACATGAACGAAGTATATAAGGTAAAAGAAACTGGCACTGGCGCTGATAAAATTATACCTAAAGACGATACTTTTAACCCTCCAGAAGATAAGGAAGGTGGTTACAGTAGAATGCTAAGGTCTATAGAATGCCTTTATGATGGTGCTATGATTTTGGGTACTGATAAATTACTTAAATGGGAGATGGCTGCTAATATGATGCGCCCTAAAAGTGATTTTACTAAAGTTAAAATGAATTATTCTATTGTGGCTCCTAGAATGTATAATGGAAAAATAGATTCATTAGTAAAACGTATAACGGGTTTTGCCGATATGATTCAGTTGACACATTTAAAACTTCAACAAGTAATGTCGAAAATGGTTCCAGATGGCGTTTATTTAGATGCTGATGGTCTTGCTGAAATAGATCTTGGTAATGGTACAAACTACAATCCACAAGAAGCCTTAAACATGTTCTTCCAAACTGGATCTGTAATTGGACGAAGCTTTACTTCGGAAGGTGAGATGAACCCTGGTAAAGTTCCTATTCAAGAAATTACATCTGGATCTGGTGGAAATAAAATGCAAGCTCTTATAGCCAACTACAACTATTATTTACAAATGATAAGAGATGTCACCGGGCTTAATGAAGCTAGAGACGGTAGCATGCCAGATAAAAACGCTTTAGTAGGAGTGCAAAAATTAGCCGCTGCTAATTCTAACACAGCAACAAGACATATATTGCAAGCTGGATTATTTTTAACAGCTGAAACAGCTGAATGTTTATCTCTTAGAATATCTGATATTATAGAGTATTCACCAACAAGAGACGCTTTTATTCAAGCTATAGGAGCTCATAATGTAGCTACTTTAGATGAGATGAAAGAACTACATCTTTATGACTTTGGTATATTTATACAATTAACACCAGATGAAGAGGAGAAAATGATGTTAGAGAATAATATACAGATGGCATTACAATCTAAAAATATAGAGTTAGAAGATGCTATTGACCTTAGAGAAATAAAAAATATTAAACTAGCTAATCAACTATTAAAGATACGTAGAAAGAAAAAAATAGAAAGAGATCAATTAATAGTTCAACAAAATATTCAAGCGCAAGCCCAAGCAAACGCTCAAGCTCAACAGGTTGCTGCTCAAGCTGAGATTCAAAAGAAACAGGCTACTACGCAATCTGACGCTGAATTAGAGCAAATAAAAGCTCAAATGGAATCACAAAAAATGCAACAAGAAGTTGCATACAAAAAAGAGTTGATGGAATTGGAATTTCAATATAACATGCAATTGAAGGGGTTAGAGAATGATTCTAAGAAACAAAAAGAAAAAGAAAAAGAAGATCGTAAAGATGAAAGAACAAGGATTCAAGCATCTCAACAGAGTGAAATGATTGAACAAAGAAATAGTGGTAAACCACCTAAAAACTTTGAGTCCGCAGGTAATGATATACTAGGTGGCGGATTCGATTTAGGAGCATTTGAACCTAGATAAATTTTTTATTAATTATTATTATATTATATTATGGAAGAAAACGTAGAAAACGTAGTTGAAGAAACTACACAAGACCAAGTTGAGGAAACACCTCAAGTTGATGAAAGTAAATTTGAAAGCGCTGGAGATGATAGCGTGATAAAAGTAGATTTAAGTAACCCACCTAAAGAAAAAATAGAAGATGAACAACCAGTTGATGATACAAAAACCGAGGAAGTTCAAGAAGAGGTTACTGAAGAAACGGCTGATAAAGAAGAGGTTGTTGAACAATCTACAGAAGAAAATGATGAAACACCTGTTTTAGAAGAAATAACAGACGAAGAGGAAGAGGTTGAAGAAACAGCTGAAGAGCTAGAAGAAAAAGTTGCAGAAGCTATAGTAGAAGCTCAAGAGACAGGTAAACCAGTTCCAGAAAATGTTCAAAAACTAATGGACTTTATGGAAGAAACTGGTGGAGATTTAAATGATTACGTAAGACTTAATCAAGATTACAGTAAATTAGAGGATAAAGATTTGTTATACGAGTACTATAAACAAACAAAACCCCATTTAAATCAAGAAGAAATTAACTTCCTTATGGAAGACACGTTCTCTTACGACGAAGACATTGATGAAGAAAGAGATATACGTAGAAAAAAATTAGCGTTAAAAGAGCAAGTTGCCGACGCTAAAGCCCACCTGGACGGGCAAAAGTCCAAATACTATGAAGAAATTAAAGCTGGTTCAAAGCTTACGAGTGAGCAACAGAAAGCAATTGATTTCTTTAATAGATACAACAAGGAATCTGAAGAGAATCAAAAGGTAGCGGATAAAGCTAAATCTACATTCTTACAAAAAACAGACAATGTTTTTAACGACAAGTTCAAAGGTTTTGAATATAACGTCGGAGATAAGAAATATAGATTTAACGTAAGCAACGCTAATGAGGTTAAAGATACTCAAAGTGACATTAATAATTTTGTCAAAAAGTTTTTGAATGAAAAGAATGAAATGTCAGATGCTAAGGGTTATCACAAATCTTTATACACAGCGATGAATGCTGATGCTATTGCAAAACACTTTTATGAACAAGGTAAAGCAGATGCTATGAAAGATAGCGTTGCTAAATCTAAAAATGTTAACATGGACCCAAGACAAAGTCATGGAAAAATTGAAGCAGGTGGTTTAAAATTTAAAGTGCTAGGTGATAATTCTTCTGATTTTAAGTTTAAAATCAAAAACAAAAATAAATAACAATTTAAAATTAAAAAATTATGGCAATTACTGCAGGAAGTAGTTTGAACAAGGTGCCAACGGCACAGCAACAAGCTTTAGCTTCAAACTACATAGATTTCACAGACGGTTCTACCGGATGGGAACAACAATACCTGCCTGACTTAATGGAGAAAGAAGCAGCGGTTTTCGGTAACCGTACAGTTTCTGGATTCCTTGCTCAAGTTGGTGCAGAAGAGGCTAGTGCATCCGATCAGGTTGTATGGTCTGAACAATCACGTTTACATTTATCTTACGTTGGTACGGTAGATGCAGATGGTGATACAAATGGTACGTTTACAGTTACTCATGACATCGACGGTTCTGCTGACGGTGAAAATGGTTTTGCTGTTGCGTCTCATGGTATTAGAGCAAATGATGTTGTATTAATCGCTCAAGCTGGTGTTATTGTAAAAGCACTAGTTGTTGAAACTCCAGCTACAGCTGTTGTTACAGTTGAGCCTTATGCTACAGCTGCTTTATCAACTTTAACTGATGGTACAGCAACTTTATTAGTAGTAGGTTCACACTTTGGTAAAGGACAGTCGTACAGTAGTATTACTGGTGCTGCTGCTTCTACTTCAAGAACTGCTTTATCTCCTACGTTTAAGTCGTACGGTAACCAAATGCAAATAATGAAAGATTATTATGCTGTATCTGGTTCTGATGCTTCTCAAGTAGGTTGGGTTGAAGTTTCTGCTGAGGATGGTACTTCTGGTTACTTATGGTACTTAAAAGCAGAAGGTGAAACTAGATCTCGATTCACTGACTATATGGAAATGACATTGTTAGAAGCTGAAAAATCAGCTGCTGCATCTATTATTGGTTTCGCAGATGGTCAAATTAGAGGTTCTGCTGACGCAGGGTCTGCTGGTGTTGGTACACAAGGTTTATTTGATGCTATTGAAGAAAGAGGTAATGTTACTTCTGGTATTACTGGTGTTAACGCTGCTACTGATTTAACTGAATTCGATGCTATATTAGCTGAGTTTGATAATCAAGGTGCTATTGAGGAAAACATGATGTTTGTAAATAGAGCTACGTCTCTAGCTATAGATGACATGTTAGCTTCTATGAATTCTTACGGAGCTGGTGGTACTTCTTACGGAGTATTTGACAACTCAGAAGACATGGCGCTTAATTTAGGTTTCTCTGGATTCCGTAGAGGTTCTTATGATTTCTACAAATCTGACTGGAAATATCTAAATGATAAAGCTACAAGAGGAGCTATTAACAGTAGAGGTACTACAGCTGCTATTAGAGGAGCTATTATACCTGCTGGTGTATCTTCAGTTTATGATCAAGCAATGGGAGCAAATATGAAACGTCCATTCTTACACGTTAGATATAGAGCTTCAAACACAGAATCTAGAAAATTCAAAACTTGGGTTACTGGATCTGTTGGTGCTGCTACATCTGCTTTAGATGCAATGGAAATTCACATGCTATCTGAAAGATGTTTAGTTACACAAGGTGCTAACAATTTCATGTTAATGAAATAAGCATTTATATTTTAAAGAGGGGGACGGCATACAAGCAAACGTTCTCCGTCCCTCTTTTTATTTTTTATTAATTTTATTATATATTATATTATGGCAAAAAAACAAGAAACAAAAAAAGTTGAGGTGGAAGAACCTCAAGTTCAAGAAGAGGTAGTTGTTGAAACACCTCCGGTTGTAGAGCAACCAAAAGCAAAAAGAACAGAACCGATTTATAAAAAAGCGGAAGATGGTTGGGAGATAAGAGACAGAATGTATAGGTTAAAAGGTAATAAAAAACCTTTGTCTAGGATGTTAAAATCTGCAAACGTTTACTATTTTGATGAAGAAAAAGGTTACGAAAGAGAACTTAAGTACTGTCAAAATCAAAGAACTGTTTTTGTAGATGAAATGCAGGGAGAGCAAAGAATGGAACATATTATTTTTAGAAACGGTATGTTAATTGTAGAAAAAGAAAAAACTATACTACAAAAGTTTTTATCTTTATACCACCCTTCAAGAGATATAATCTTTTATGAAGAGAAACCAGCGTTACGAGCTGCTAATGAAGTTGATATTATAGAGTTAGAGATAGACGCTTTAAACGCGGCTAGAAATCTAGATATTGATATGGCAGAAGCTGTTATGCGTGTAGAGATTGGTTCTAAAGTGTCTAAGATGAGCTCTAAAGAACTTAAGCGTGATTTACTTATATTTGCTAAGAAAAATCCTAAATTATTCTTAGAATTAGTAAACGATGATAACGTGGTTCTTAGGAACTTTGGTATTAAAGCAACTGAAATGGGGATAATTAAATTATCTTCTGATCAAAGAACTTTTTCGTGGGGATCTAACGATAGAAAACTAATGAATGTTCCTTTTGATGAACACCCTTATTCAGCTTTAGCCGCTTGGTTTAAAACTGATGAAGGAATGGAGATATACTCCAATATAGAAAAACGATTCAATTCGTAATCAATCTGTAGTAGCGATCGCCCTACGGGGCGATTGTTATACTACATAAAAAAAAAATTATGAAATCTAAAGGATTAGGCGATTCAATAGAAAAAATAACAAAAGCAACTGGGATAAAAAAGGTGGTTGATAAGGTTAGTGAAACTACCGGAAAAGATTGTGGTTGTAAAAAAAGGAAAAAAGCGTTAAACAAGCTTTTTCCATATAATAATAAATAATATGGTAAATATAGATACGGTATATCAAAAAGTTTTAGCATTAGCTAATAAAGAACAAAGAGGTTATATAACTCCTCAAGAGTTTAATTTATTTGCTGATAAAGCGCAAAAAGAAATTGTAGACCAATATTTTTACGATATAAACCAATTTGGTAGATTACATGGTAATGACACTGAGTATGCAGACATGCTTGATTTGTTAAGTGAAAAAATTAGTGTTTTAGAAGTGCGAGATATGGGGGTAACAGTTCCCGCTACAGGTATACTTACTTATCAAAATCTTAGATTTCCTGTTTATAGATTAGGATCAATAATGATGCCAAATGGAACTAAAATTCAAGAGGTAAATAACAACGAGTTTTACAATTTAAGATCCTCTCCTTTAATGCGACCAAGCTTAACGTCTCCAAGTGGTCCAGTGTTTGTGAATAGGTTTGATGGTTTAAACATTGACCCACCAAACGTTGGCACTGTAGATGTATCGTATATAAAATTATACAAACCACAATGGGGTTATGTTGTGGTAAATGAAAAAGCATTATTCGACCCTGATCCAGCAAAAACAACTAATTTTGATTTACACCCAGTAGAAGAATCTGAATTAGTAAATAGGATATTAATGTTAGCAGGTATTACTTTAGAAAAACCAGGGTTAACACAGGTAGCTGCTAGTTTAGAAGCTGCAAAAATTCAACAAGAAAAACAATAAATAAATGGGATTATTAGACAATACTACACAGCATCAATATTATCAAGGTGATGATCACGGTAATTATCAATTTATTTCTTTAAATGATATTATAACGCAATTTCAAATTGGTTATGTTGGTGAAGATAAAATAATATCTAAAATAAAAAGAACAGATATTGCTTTCTATGCTCAAAGAGCCATGCAAGAATTATCTTTTGATACTTTCAAGTCGATTAAATCCCAAGAAATAACAGTGCCAGCAACACTACAAATGACACTTCCACAAGATTACGTTAATTATACTAAAATATCTTGGGTAGATACAGCTGGTATAAAACATCCGTTATATCCTACTAATAGAACTTCAAATCCTACAAATCCTTTACAAACATCTAATGGTACTTTTGAAATTGAAGCAACTGCAACAATAACTGGTACTAAAAAGGCTATGACGCTAGATGCTGAATATAGCGATATATTAGTTGGTATGGAGGTTCACGGTATAGGGATAGTATCTCCAACTTTAGTAGAGGCAAGCAATGTTGTTGGTGGTGTAACTGTTTTAACTTTAGATACAGCTATAGATTTAACTAATATAGCTGCATCAAACGTAACTGTAACAAGTGGAATATATAAATTCACTTCAAATGATGGATCGTTGTCAAACACACCTACTAATCAAGTTCTTTTGAAAGAAGCTGAAATAGTAGAAACAAATGCTTATATAGATTTTGCAACTGCACAAACAGGTATATCAGTTGGTGATCTAGTTTCTCACGAATACTTTCCAGTTGGAACAGTTGTTACTGGAATAACAGCAGATCCATCTACAACACCTGATGGAGCGGTTGGCACTAGGATTTATGTTTCTAATCCAGCTACTGGTGGTATAATAACAGCGTTTAATAAAGAAATTATTTTTACTTCACCTAGTCACTCTTCTGACACTTGGTCAAATTACAAGTCAGCTACGCCATCTGAAAATCAAGATGATTATCAAGATGACACATACTGGGCAATGGAAGGTTCAAGATATGGATTAGACCCACAGCACTCACAAGCTAATGGTTCATTTTATATGGATCCAAGTACAGGGAAAATACATTTTAGTTCTAATATGTCTGGTAAAACAGTTGTGTTAGATTATATAAGTGATGGTTTGGGTACAAATGACGAAATACAAGTTCATAAACTTGCGGAAGAAGCTATGTATAAATCTATAGCTTACTCTATATTATCATCAAGAGCTAATGTTCCAGAATATCAAGTTAATAGATTTAGAAGAGAAAGATTTGCTGCTGTAAGAACAGCTAAATTAAGATTATCAAATTTAAAATTAGAAGAATTAACTCAAATACTTAGAGGCAAATCTAAGTGGATAAAACACTAATATATGCCAGAGATTAAAAACACCTTTATAGGTGGTAAAATGAATAAGGATCTCGACGAGAGAATTATTCGAAATGGAGAATATAGGGATGCAATGAATGTACAAGTATCTACTTCAGAAGATTCTGACGTGGGTACTGTTCAAAATATATTAGGTAACCAAAAAGTTTTGGGACAAGATATTATTCCAGAAAACTCTTATTGTGTAGGTTCTATATCTGATGAACAAAATGATGATTTGTATTGGTTTATACAAGGAAGTTCACAAGACCTAAGCTCTACAGATATTTTCGATGCAATTGGTGAGAATGGTAGTTTACTACATAAAGACCTAATATTAAAATATAATGTTGTTGATAATTTTATAAAATCTGTTTTTATAGATGTTTATACGATTCAAACTTATATAGGAGAAGGTGCAGGAACATCTCCTATAGTAAATTACTTAGATATAAATTCTTCTATTTCAGAAAATATACTACCTGGAATGACCGTTGTTTATGTGGATAAAGCAAATGGATTAGAGGTTAATACTTTCGGTAGTGCAAAGGTTGAATCGGTAAGTGGAGGTATTGTAAATCTTACAGGCAATGTTAATGTATCAAGCCTTCCAACTGGATATTTAGAATTTTACAACGAGAAAGTTTTAAACTTTGATAAATCTAAATTAATTACAGGAATAAACATTGTAGACGACTTATTACTTTGGACAGATAATTTTTCTGAGCCAAAGAAAATAAATATAAAAAGAAGTATAGAAGGTACTGATGTTGAACACAGGCCTAACCAAGATGGAAATAAACATACTAACCTTATAGTTGACGATCGCGACTTATCAAACAGTACTAATATTACCCCAATACAATTAGAGCATATTACTGTTATTAAAAAATATCCCTTAACCCCACCAGTTTTAGATTTACTTGCGACAGAAGATCTTCCAAGTGGTATATTAGTAAATAACTTTTACCACTCTCAAACTGGAAATGTTTTAGAAGTTGGAACTATACTTGATATAGACTTTGGTACTGCTCCTTTAAAACCAAACGATATTTTAATACTTAGTGATAGAGGAGCTACAACTGGTATTCCTTACGAGCATGAGGTTAGGCTTAGAGTTATAGAACCTCTTGTTGATCTAGGTCCAGATGGGGTTAATATATTAACTGGATTTTGGAGAGTAGAAATTCTTAGCATATCGTCTACTGTATCTAGTGGTTTAATTGATTGGGATTGGATGGTTTCTGTTTCTGAAGATGAAAAAGTGTTTGAACGTAGGTTTCCTAGATTTGCATATAGATACAAGTATGAAGACGGGGAATATTCAACTTTTTCCCCATTTTCAGAAATAGCATTTGTACCCGGTTTGTTTGAATACGAATCTAAAAAAGCTTATAACTTAGGTTTACAAAATACTTTAATAAAAGTTAAGATAAAAGATTTTGTTACACCTCAAATACCTGATGAAGTAGTTCAAATAGATATACTATATAAAGAAACAAACTCTCCATCTGTCTATGTTGTAGATAAATTAAAGAAAACAGATCCAAAATTAAACTCTGGACAAAACGCTTGGGAGCTAAATGAATATGAAATTGATTCAGATATAATATACTCTGTGTTACCAGAAAATCAATTATTAAGATCTTGGGATAACGTTCCTAGGTTAGCATTAGCACAAGAGATTACAGGTAATAGAATTGTATATGGTAATTATTTACAAAACTACGATTTAACATCGAAACCAATAATATCTACTAATTGGTTAGCAAAACAAAGTTCAAACGATTGGACTAACAGAGTGGGTGAACCATCTGTTAAATCAAATAGACAATACAACTTAGGTATAACATATCTTGATAGTTACGGTAGAGAAACTCCTGTATTTACTAGTGAAGACGCTTCTTTTAAAATTCCTTTTGAAAAATCAGCATCGGAAAATGCAATAACTATATCTAACAAATCTATACCACCATCTTGGGCTGAGTATTGGAAAGTGTACGTAAAAGAAACTTCTAGCGAATACTACAACTTAGTTATGGATAGGGTTTATAGAGCTAAAGATGGTAACGTTTGGTTATCTTTTCCTTCGTCTGATAGAAACAAAGTTGATGAAGAAACGTTTTTAATGTTAAAAAAAGGAGTGGATACAAAAGATCCTATAACAAAGTCTAATAGATATAAAATTATAGCTATTGAAAACGAAGCCCCTGATTTTATAAAAACTAAAAGAATGGAAGTGGGGGAAAGTTCTGGTAATTCTAATACGCCAATTGTAAACGATAGTGGTGTTCAGATACCAGCTGGAGAGCTTTTTCCAGAACAAGATTATTTACCAGGTAGAGATAAATTTAAAATAAGAATACATAAAATAACGTGGGAGGATTATGAAAATGGATTTTCTTTAGATGATGAAACCGGTAAATTATCTTTAACATTT